AGAAAAAGACCAGTAACGGCAGCACTAGCCGCCGCACTGACTGGATGGACAGCAGTAAATGGACGCATGCGCGCAGCCGCAGATGCGTATGGAACAACTGCATTACGGGTGACAGCAAGATTGGTAGAAAGCGGAGGTAGGCGAACAGTCTGCCCAAATGAAATACGAATGCCCGCGCCAGTGTGAGCACCACTTGAGCCGAAATTTTTATAATCCGATGGCCCAAGATCAATCGTTACTGCTGCACTTACGGACGAGGCAGCAAGAAGAAAGGCAGCGAGAAGAACAAAACGAGCAAGAACCATCCGGCGTATTCCTCTGGCATCGTTAAACCTCATGAAAAAGAAGGGGGCCGAAGCCCCCAGGAACTGGTTGAGCAATTAGAAGAAACTTGCCTTGATCCAGCGGAACGCCATTACAGCAGCGGCACACAGAACGATAGCGGCACCAACGGTGACAATATCAGTCTGTACACCCTCAACAGCAGTTACCAACGCAGCAGTATCCATAGCCTTTACCTCTTGAAAAATTGACTCGCCACAAGTGAAATCCCCCAGGCAGTAGCGCAGGCGAGTAAATACGCACTACCTAACGGAATAGCATCTTCGATGCTAAGCGGAGGAAGAAGAAACGTAGTCTGTACCCATTCAGAACAGACATTGTTCGTGACTTGAGCACAGACATACGACATATCAGGACGCCTTCAGCTGCTGTTCAGGTTTACGGGCCGGAACCAGAGAAAGACGACCAAAAGTCAGCTCGCCGTAGCGATCCACCATCACGGAATCAACAAGGTTGATTTCATACATGCCAGGTGCATACGGGGTCGCATTGCTATGCAATGCAATATTGATCTTGGTCGGGTACGGGTCACGGAAATTGTGAATCCAGCCTTCCTGTTTATTGATCGAGTACGATTTGCCATTCTTCGAAGTGCCCGACTGGGTGCGAACTTCGGCGTTGGGCTGAATTTCAATAACAAGTTTGGACATAATCACCTCATGCAATTTTCAGTTCATGCCAGGAGCACACCGCCCTGGCTTCCATTACTTTCCTACGGAACGGAACGACTTTACCGGCGGAAATATCAGCATCACCGAGGCCGGCAGCCCGGAGAATCGAAAGGTGGCGGTACCAGACCGTTTTAGTGAAGGATTCGCGCGCCCTCTCCCACCCTTCAGCCTGAATGAGAAGCCAAGCGCCGTAGGCGGCTCTAGCGGCGTTTTGGGCGTTGCGGGCACGGGGTTTGTCGGGAATGGGTTTTCCTGCGGCCAGAGCCTTCACCCGGCGTTCACGCCAGTTGGCCAGGGCGTTATCAAATTCGCGTTGGGTGGACACCTCAGCAGCGGCGAAGATGCGTTGTTTCAGGTCATTGTCTGTAGTCACTTCGGCACCCCCAATCATTCGGTCAAAGTAGTCATGCCACTGCATCCGGAGGGTTTCAGCAGTGCAGGCTTTCCAGTCAGTACGGTTCCAGAATTCACGGCCAAGGGTCAGTTCAAGACGCAACAGGCGGTTTGCCTGGTCGATTTCGTCCCGTGTGTACTGGCGGCCGGTGTAGCCAGTGCGGGACATTTGATAGGAAAGATGCGGGCCTTTGGCATACGCCTTGCCCTTGCGGAGCTTGGACTTCTGCGACCAGTAAACGGTATCGCCAGCCTGCTGGCTGACCCGATAGCGGCCACCCTCGCAGTCCCGGAGGATGCGAAGGGCGTCACGCACTTCGGTCAGGGAGTCGAGCAGCAGATTCTCGGTTACATCGACACGGGAGACGGTCCAGAGAGAAAGATCAGCTGGTAGCTCAATACCAACATGACGCATGACAAACAGACGCATAGCATCCACACAACCCTGTAGATCAAGCCGGGCCGAGGCAGCAGCACCAAACACAGAACAGCCATCACCCATAATTCGAGCAGGAGAGCCCATAATCCAAAAGTCATGTCCGGAGGCCCTTATGTTGATCTGGTGAGAATCAGAGGCGATGGAATCCCAGGCGATGGATTCATAACGAACGTCACCAGTAAGCGGGCAGTACCGCTGGATGCGGTCGCCCAGTGTCAACGCTTTTTCGCGAGCCTGATCCGTCAGAAACTGGATCGGCACCCGGCAGGTGACCCAGTCAATCAGCATGACGATTTACCCGGAAATTCCCCACGTGGGGACAAAGTGGCGGTGTTACAGGGACCGCCACTCGAAAGCGCGACCGAAACTGAGCTATTTTCGGTGCTGGTAGCTAATCTGGTCATCCTGATCACCTGTTGAAGAAACGTTGACGGAACTTATAGACCCGTTTCTCTTCGAAGTCAACGATTCTTCAACGTCGCAGAAAGGCGAACGTTAACCTAGAATCAACACCAGACGCCCAGAGGAGGCAAGGAAATGAAAACGTTAAGTGATTACCTAGACATGGCTGCGACGATTACTGGCAGCGACTATCAAACAGCGAAGCGCTTGAACATCACTCGTTCCTCAGTAAGCAAATGCCGATCAGAAGGAACCATGAAAACCGGAAACGTAGTTGCCCTGGCAGAGCTTATCGGAGTAAACCCGGCCGAGATCGTAGCGGCATGTGATATTGCGAAGAATCCAGAGAACGCCCGAATCTGGGCAAAGTGGGGGGCGGTGGCAGGGGTAATTATGGCAGTGATAACTGATCAATTATTCTTTAATAATCAATCTGTTGCGACAGGGAATTCAATTGCACTGTTTATATATTATGCGAACTACTGCGTAGCAGCGCTGATTATTGCCCTCGTCTGGTATCTGTGGTCCATTCACTCGTCCAGTCAGAAAGAATACAGGAGTTGCTGATGATGAGTATCGAAGAAGCCCGGCTTAAAGCCGGGTTTTTTGTGGGCGAATGTCTGGACTTGTTCGGGATCAGTGAACGTACCTGGTACCGATGGTGTCAGCATGGCGCACCGATATGGGCATACCGGTTATTGCATCTGCGGGCCGGTCACTTGGACCAGTTCGGCTGGAAACATTGGCAGATCCGAAGCGGCATTTTGTACTTCGATGGTTTTACTTCGCATGGGTATGAATGGGAACCCGGCGAACTCCTGGCATATCACTGGACCCGACATAACCTGCGAGGTGAAGACCGTGGGGCGTTGCCCCACACCCCACCCGTCGCCCGGGAGGCAGGGATGCGGGGAGAAAAGCGCTCCCCCCATCCCAGCCAGACGGTGGAATGACGAGGTCCGATCAAGTGTACGCTCCGCCCGTGCCTCCGTTCGACGGGGCAAGCCCCGACGAGCCGGGGGCGCGGCACTTGACGGGGGCAAGTTCAGAGGATGGGGAGCAGGTAGTAGGTTCCCGTGGCACCGGCGAGGATGCCGATGACCAGGGCGATCAAAACGCGAGACGCCGGAACAAGCCGGGCGGGCTTGACGGTCTTAAGCAAACGCTCAACGTCTGCTGAGGAGTTCGGTTTGCGACTGGATGAGCCAGTGGGCTGATCCCGGCGCATGTAATCCCTGTCAATTAGAGCCATCCTTACCATCTCCTATCATGGCCATGCTGGGTAATGGTGCCTGAATGATGGCCCGGCATTGCTGCAAAGGCAAATCAAGCGGGGTCATGCTGGCGTCATAGCAAAAACAGCCGCGCTTGGACTCTATACAGCCTGAAACCGGTTTGACAGGCGGTGTGTGTGTCCAGGAAAAGGTAGAATCCGGCAGCGGCGCGGGGGCGGCACTGCCTGCCCCTTCCGCTGCCGCTGAGCTGTCCGCCGATGCAGCTTGCATTGACTGGAAACCATCAGCCAGCGAATAGGCAACACCACCAGCACCCAACAGGATAAGCGCAAGCAGTATCGTGATCTTGCGCGGAATCCTGAACTTATGCGTATGAATAGTAGCCGATTTATACAGCTTGTAGTGTTCCTTCGGAAACTTCCAGAGGTAGTGATCCGCCCGCTCCTGCTCGCGCCGGTCATTGGGATCAGACACGGCAAAGCCCCAGGTATAGATGTTGGCACCTGTCATGCCATTAGGCCGGTACAAATGAATATGCTCACCAGCCAACTTGCGGATGTGATGATGCAGAAAACTAGGACTTTGAGTGATGAAAAGCAGGTCGTGCCCGGTATGCCGGTGCACTTCCATTGAGGTTAGACGTTCATCGGTGACCGGACCGGGGCGAGCATTAGAAGGAAAAATCTCCTGAGCCTCGTCGTAAATGACCAACGACCCTTCCGGAGTATCACGCCAATCATCTGGCGCAGGTTTGACGTTATCAATCAGCAAACCATCAATACGGGCATAAACTGCCCTGCCCTCGCCCAGAGCCTTCAAAATCCGCCCAATAGTGAAAAGAGTCTTTCCGCTACCGGGAACGGCAGTGATTAGAGTAATCATACTGAAAGCCCCACAGAGATGCGTGCAGCGGTAATAGCTGCCCTGGTCAACAGTGCCGAACCGATAATGCTGATTGCCTGGTCAACCCCTGCAAGGGCTATCAGATCAAGCACAGCAGACGGCAACTGACCAACGAACTGTGTAGCCTGATCGAGGGCAAACTCGACCAACGATTTAATGCCTGTGTAAGTAAACAGGCCAATACCCAGGGCAACAAATACCCGAGCAATGGCCGAAGAAAGAACCCATATAAGAAGCGGTGCAAGTAGTGCAGGCATTATGTTCTAGCCCTCGCAATTCCCAGGGAAATGAAAGCGGCGAAGATAGCCGCGCTGGCTAAGACCAGCGGTTTGATGAAACCGGCCAGGTCACAAAATGGCTGCCAATCAAACTGAACAGCCGGGAACAAGTCGAGCTGGATGGTGTATGGCTGTGGGCACTGCGCGGCCAGGCTAAACTGAAATTCCTCTTCAAACTCCTGATCTTCGATTACAGGCCAGTCCACCTCAGGGGCATCGAAAGGCTCCTGGAACCATTCGATAAAGTTACAGACGACTGATGCCCAATCGCAGAAGCCGGGCCATTCACCAGCAGCACCACCGGGCGAAGGTTCTGTAACCGGGAGTTCACCAGGAGTTTCGGTAGTAGTTTCCGTGCTGGTGTGATTGCCGTTGGTATAGGTGGTTGTGGTGGTGGTTTCTGTGGTGGTTATGGTGGTAGGGCCATAACTGATATTGGTTGTGGTTTGGGTGTTGGTGACAATGTTGTCACCGGTTTCGGTTGTGGTGGTGGTTGTAGTCTGCGGACCTGCAACAGATGACGGCCCGGTAATTTGCGTGTCCTGGTAACCGGGCGCCATGCCATAACGGCGCTGTGCATCACCCGTGCCATGGGCCACCTGCTCAGCCGGTAGATTAGGCAGTTCCCCCGCCAGGCGCGTAAATTCGCCCTCAATAACAGGTTTCGAAACATATTGCTGACAAACACCTTCAACTGGGTTGAGATCAGAGCCGGGGGGGCAGGTGATATCATCCGTATAAATAACGAAAGGTATTAAACCCGGATTCGAAACCTCACAAACAGCTCGAAATTCATTAGGATAACCAGTCGGACGAATATCACGAACAGATGATTGTGCTTTATTATTACAAACTGCAATCGCTTCACAAGCCGCTTGAGGCGTAGGAAAATACCCAGAACAATTACCGAATGATGCATCCCAGCCCGAACCCTCGATGGGTGGGATATTCTCAACCTCACGAACAGCCCATTCGCCTAATTCTTCATCAAAATACCACTCCATCGCT